GCACATTTACAGTTAAATCTTCATTGATCTCTAATCCTAAAACACGAAAAGGTTTAGCACTAAAACCACCACTTGCGTAGGTTAATGCAACTATGTCTCCAATTTCTAATTCTAAAAATTCTGATGTTAAAGTTAATTGTATTTGTAATTGGTTTCTTGATCTTCTTAAAATAATTTCGCAAAGTGCTTCTGCATTATAAGCATTAGTAACATTTGGAAATTGAAAATTTCCTTCTAACAAAGTATTATTATCTACAGATAACATTGTAGCGTGTTGAAAATCACTAGCAACTCCACTGTCATCAATAGGTGGAAAACACACGGTATCGTTTTGCCACTTTTTGAAAGGGTTACAATAGGTTCCGATAACACGATTGTATTTAGTATTTTTTCTTTCTCCTACAACTTTTGCACCACCTACAACATGATCTTTGGTAATTGTTTTAACAGATGAACCTGTTCCCTCAATTTTTAATTTATAAACTCCATTGTTATAAGTAAATAAAGACCTCATAGGATTGAGAAGTTTTTTTACATTTTCAATAACCTTTTGACTTGTATCTATAACAGCATTGGATTCAAATTTTATAATAGCTGGAACTGTATCTGTAATTTGTGTTCCATTATCGAATTTTGCAGATAAAGTTGTACTATAAGTTCCACCAGTTATTTTCCATGAAAAAGTTAAAACAGAATCCGTTGGTGCGTTTCCATATAAAATAATAATTGGATAGACCTGACCACTTGTTAAACTTTTTGTACCCTCTCTGGTTTGTGTGCTATGCCACCCACTATTATTTACAATTAATTTGCTATCTTTGTTTCCTTGTATTTCTATAAATAAATTATTTACTGTTTGACCAGCATCACCAACATAAACTCTTGAACTATCATCTGAAGTTGTTTTAAAATAATATGTATTTGTACTTGCTGGTGTAAAATAACCAAAATATCTCCTAGAGTTATTGGGATCTGTTGATACTGAACTTATACTTGTAACTGTGCTTGTTGATGATGGATATTTATTTATAAAATAATTTGGATCATCATTATAATAACCTGAATAAAATTCATGGATTAATCCAGGTACAGAAGATGTGCTAACAGTTCTTGGAACTATTAATGTATCGGCATCATTAGCGGCAGTTTGAAAAGAAGTAAAATTTGTTTCAAAGGCACTATTTGGTAATCCTTTTCCATATCTGGAATTTCTTAAATAATCCAGTAATACTAAAGCAGAATTTGGTGTGTATCTTGTTACTGTATCTCTTGGGTCATAAACTTTTTTTCCTTTTAATGTAACTTTAATTTGTGGAATTGAACTGAAAATATCTTGATGCCATTTAAACCTAAAAGCCAAATAACAGATTCCTGACAATTTATGTGCCGAAGTCCAATTAGATGATGTTGATAAAATTGAAGATGCACTTTGGCCATCTGTTCCATAAAATGCTTGTATCTGAATATGTGAAGCACTATCTTTATAAAAATTTCCATCACCACCAGAAACTTCTCTTAATGTTCCATCTGTTAAATCTCCATCAAAAATTACTAACTTATCATCTACAAATATTTGTTGGATTTCTTCAATCTCTCCTTCACAAACAATACCCGCCATGTATAAATATTCATTATCAGTTCCAGAACTTTCTAAAAAAACTCGTGTAATTCCAACTTGCCTTCTACCATAAACTATCGGGATTTGTGCATTGTTGGATTGTTTATTAATTAAAACACCTTTGGCTTCTTCTGGTGTATCGAAATCAGGAGTGTCAGGTATTGGAATTAACCAACCAATAAATCCTGTTACAACCTCAACTATCTTATCAATTATACCACCCATTAATGATAACTCCTTTTATATTTTTTTCCTATTCTATAAATATCACTATTAACTCTTAACCAATTTATAGATTGATTTACTTTTAATTTCTTTTTGAAATAATGATAAATCCAGCGCATCATATTAAATGTATTTTTTGTAGATACAATTTCAATTACCCAAGTATTATTTCCTGATTTCCATTCAGAAGTTTTTATTTTACCTGTGTGTTTAAATCTTTTTTCTACTAGATCATGGATATATGCCCAATTAACAAAACCAACCAATTCATCATTATTATAAAATTTTTTAAATTGATTTAGTTTAATTGATGGTTGTAGATAATATTGTAATTGATTATCTGGTTTATTTTTAAAACGATCAAATTTTTTAAATAGATTAATTACATCTTGCATTATGCTCTACCCCATTTAATATCGCCAACAGTTTGTGAGGCATATTCAAAACCTAAATCGGCAGAGAAATGTATTTGTTGTGAATTAGTATTTGTTTTTCTTCCCTCAATTTTATTAAAATCCGACCAATGAGAAGTAACAAGAACATTAACATTAGATTGATTAATAGATTCATTAATACTAAAGGATTCTATTCTGCCTTTAAATAATAAAAACGGGTCTGCTATTACACTTTCGTTGCTATCTAAAAATCCCTTGTAAACTTCCGCCTCTTTTTCCATATAAGCATTAGATAAAAATAAGGAAATAATTGTTTGATCTGCTCCTGTAAAAGATATTGTAATATTGCTAACTTCTATTTCGGAAGATTCCCTAATACTTGAAAGGCTTGTAAATAATGATGATGCTGAATAAGTATTAGAATCGTAAGTTATATCTTTGTAGTGATCTGTAAATCTATGTCCTGATGAAACATTAATATAAACAAGAGTAATTGGTTTTAAATTATCTGTTGCTAATTCTGTCTTTACTGCGGTGGATAAGCTTCTCGTCATAAATCTCGTATGTTGTTCTGTTTATTTTCTCACTATTATTTACCATAACATAACTAAAAGTGCCATCTGGGATTTGATTTTTTTTTAAATCATTTTTCAATATATTTATTTCAGATTCATCTACTACTTTTTCAGCAATAACATCAACATTAACCCAATGTCTTATCAGGTATTTAGACATTAAAGAGCTTCTTCTAAATCTATTTGATATTTATATAAATCGTTAGTTATTATAGAATATTCTTGAACATCATTAGTAAGTCTAACAGTAAAAGCAACATCATCATAAATTAATGCCACATCATTTGCTACATCTGCTCTTAATGGTGGTTCAAAAGTTAATGTTCCATCACCACTTCCATCTGAATCTAAATCTGCTACCGCCATATAAACTTTGTCTGCACCTGTGAATCTAAAGTAATCCCCAGCTTTTAATATTCCACTTGTGCTAACTGTCATTCCATCTATGGCACAAGTTGTAACTCCAGCAGAAATAGCACCATCAACACTTATTGTTCCTGTAGCTGAACCTTGTGCATCTGAAACAATAGGTGGAATAACTGTAAAGGTATTTAATCTTGCTCTTTGTTTCATTAAAAATGCTTTAACTGGTGCGAAAGTTGCTCTGTTCATTGGTGGATAATCTAAAGTTATAGCAAATTTTTGTCCATCTATTTGTCTGGTTTGAACTCTACCTGATGTTGTTGTTGATATTAAAGTATGTTGTTGTGAATTTATTTTTGCACTTTTTGCAACTGGTGTTGTTGGTAATTGTCCACTCATACTAAAGCCTCTCTTCCTTTTTCATTTAAAGCAGAATTAATTACATTAACAATGGTTGCTCTGTTATCAATTAATAATTTTCTTACTCCTGTTACATCTGTTGCATTAATAGAAAAATTTATATTAGTTGTTCCTGTATCTGTGCCTCTAGCATTTTGTTGAATTTGTCCTGATGAGTTTGGTACAAATAATTCTGGCCCTCTCTCACCAACTAAAATGGGTTTCCCTTTTGATACTGCTCCACCATGTTGTTTTCCACCAAACCCAAAAAAACTACTTCCCCCACTCAAAGCAAAAATAGCCGCCTGAAGTGCTAATTGTTTTTGCTTTTCTCTTGTTATATCTTTTTCATCTTTTTTAATATATTTTGTATATAGCCAAGCTACCGCTAATTGTATTCCCCATTGAATCAAAGTTGATAAAAGTCTAATTGCAATATCTTGTGCCATTCTTCTAAAAGTTTCTGATAATTTTTTTCCATATATTACACTTCTTGCAAGAGCATCTGAAAATGATTTAATTCCTTGATTAAGACCCTCTGCGATAATTGTTTTTATATTATTAAATCCATCTAAAAATTTTTGTAATTCTTTTTCATTTATTTCTCTCCATATCTCTCTAAATGTTTTAGATTGACCAATAGTTTCATTCATCATTTTCTGCATAGCATCATGTGATCTATTAAGTTCATTTTCTGCAAAAGCTTCTTTAAATGTTTTTCCCGCTTCTTTAGTTTTATTCATAAATTCGTGCATAGCATTTTGTGATGCTTCAATTTGGTTTAATACCCAATGTTCTTGAAATGATTTGTTTACTTCTTTAACAGCATTTTTAACTCTTACATGTGCTGTTTCTATCATTTTTAATTCATCTCTTTCTATTTTTAATAATCTTATTTTTTCTTCTGCAACTTGAATATTTAATGTAAGTTTCTTTTTTAATTTACTATGTTCTTTAAGATTTGATTCATCTAATATTTTTTGCCATTTTATTATTTTTGCATTTAAACTTTCTATTGATTCTTCTTGTTTATTTAATTCTCCTTTAAATTCTTTAAATTTATGAATTAAAAATCCCATAGCAGAAGCAAAGACCATAACACTACCAAAGATTATATTTTTTTTAGTAGCCGCATTAAATGCGTTCATACCTATGGTTAATCCAACTAAAGCTGTTGTTATTCCATAAAAGAAAGTTGCAACTTTTAATGCTATTAAAGCACCTAAAGCTAATGCAAGTTTATCAAAATTATCTTTTATAGTTATAACTATATTAGCCAATCCTTTAAGGGCTATTGCTAAACCTTTTCCAATTTTTGTTGCAATTATATCTAATTTTTTTGCATTATCTTCTAATGATTGATTAAGATTGCCAAATTGTTTTTTAAGTTCATTAAAAAATCCAGCTTCTAATAAAACTCTTTTAAAGTTAAAAATTTTATCACCTATCATTGAGAGAGTTCCCTCAAATGTTTTTGCTAATTCATCTGTTGCTCCATCAAATTTACCACCCTCTCCAAATACTCTATCAAATGCGGCTACTGTTTCTTCTATTGATACAGTTGCACCAGCTTTGAAACCAAGCATAGCTTTAACACCTCTATCTCTAAATAAATCTGCGGCAGATATACCGGCAGACATTGATCTTTGAATTTGTTCAGCAGTAGTTTTAAAATCTAATCCTGTTACAGCGGCAACATTACCTGTAATTCTCATCATCTTTGCCATTTGTTCTGCATCTTTACTAACGACTGCAAGAACACCAGCACCTTGCTGTATTTCTGCTAGAGAAAAAGGAACTTTAGATGCAAACTTCGCCATTTCATCAAAAGCTTTTGCACCCTCTTGAGCTGTACCAAATAAGAATTTTAATCTTACTTGTAATCCCTCAATTTCTTTTCCTGTTGTGATTATACTTCTAATGACAAGACCAGCACCTAAACCTATAAAGGCATTTCTTAAATTAAATACTGATGCTTTTAATTTTCCTAATCTTCCTTTTAGAGAATTTAAAGCCTGTTTGGATTTATCTCTTGCTACTATGTCTATTTTTAATTGTTGTGCCATAATTATCTTCTATGTTTAGCCATTCTCTCTTGACTTTTATACTCATCTTGTTCTTTTTTCAAGTATGCTAATAACCAAAAATTATAATGGCTTACAGGCATATCTAAAACTTGTTGAAGTGTGATGTGAAGTCTATCGGCTACCGCTAATTGCGACCTGAGGACAGGATCGCTGGTTACTTTTTTTCGGCTTCCTCGTAATTGGTATCGGCAAGGATTTTATTGGCTATTGTTGCAATAACATTTGAATCAGCTTTTTTTCTTAAAGCAAATTTATCTTCTGGCTCAAAAGCTTTTTTCATTTCGCCTTTGTCATTCTTAACCATTAGTTTCATTATAAGTAAATCAACTAATACAGTTAAGTCTTGGAAGTTATTTGATTTTTGAAAAATTTTATTTTTTTCTTCAAGAGTTAAAGGTTCTGAATAAAAGATAGATGGATTATTATGTTCATCTTTCCACTCATCAACTTCAATAGTGATGGTTTTAAGAGTCTCAAAATGTGTTTTAACTCTATCAATTACTGACATAAATTAAGTTATACAGTTGATCTTGTTAATGCTCCTGTACCTTGAAAAGTAATTGATCTTGTAACTATTGAGTCCAATGCATCATTAATAGACATACCTGTAACAATTCCTGTTCCTGTAAAATCTTCATCTCCTGATGTATTACCCTCTGGTAATAATACAAAAGATATTGAACTTCCAGCAGTTAAAGTTTGTTGTGGTGAATCAGTTTCATCATAACTCATTTCTAAAGTTCCTGAAAATGATGTTCTT